CTTAATAAATCCGATCCACTTCTCAATAAGCGGCATTTTGTCAAGAATTGCCGCGATGCTCTCAGCGTCTACCCGTGGGGCGTTTCTCTGCCCCAGCACGTCAACCCCTGCGGCACTTAAGCAGAATTTTGACAGCGCGGCGCAGTGCCCGCGAGCCTTGCAGTAATGACACGCTTTTACGCTCGGATTGAACTCCCATTTTTCAAACGGTTGATCGCACATCGCCAGGGCCTTTGCAGCTGCCGCGGAGATCTCATCCGTGAATTTGGTCAATTCTGCCGGGGATAAGGCCCACTCGCTTATATGGTCTAAGCGCGGCTGAATTATCAGCGCGTAAACGGTGCTTATGTCGTACAACATACTGAAATAATTGTAAGCCGCACGCGCATAAATAGCCAGCTGGCTATTGTTCGGGGCGTCGATCTTCTCCCCGGTGCCGTATTTAAGATCGACTATGAACATTGACCGGCTGCCGTCCTTTTTCGGCCGGAGGATCACGCAGTCACTTGTACCGCCTGCACCTGGTTCTCCGGTTACTGATTCAAGGTCCAGGCGCTGCTCAACGAACAGATCCACGCCCTCGCCTTCAATCAGTCCGCCTACATAATCAGTGTAATAGCGAACGTTTTTCAAAAGTTCATCAAGATCGATTTTGTTATTATACAAAAATTCGGTCTCGGCGTCGTCCGGTTCCGGTTTCTGCCCGGTTAAAATGAGCTCCGCCATGTGGTGGGCGATCGTGCCCTCCATTGCGTAAACGGTGCCCTCCTCATCCGGTAAGCCTTTGCACAAGGCTACTGATCCGGGGCATGAGATCCAGCGGTATGCGCTGCTGGGCGAAAACTGTGCATGTGGTCCTGGCATAATCACACCCCCGCTTTTTTCATCGCAGTGATAAAATCCGCGAACTTCGACGGATCAAGGTCCTGAACCTTAGGAACTCCGGCGGCTTTCAAATATGAGGTTACCGCAGCCATTTTTCCGACCTTTGCGGCCTTAATTGCCAGCGCCCTGATATCATCCACGGTTACGGCTTTCAGGTCGGTCTCTACCTTTGCGGGCTCAGTCTTTGCAGGCTCTGCGGCCGGTTTCGGGTCATCCGCAAAGTCAAAATCTAGCGGGTCGGACCCCTTAGCGGCGGCGGGTTCGTCAATTATGGCTACTGTTGCCTCCAGGCCGTCCGTTGCTGTTTCCTTTGCCGATTCCTTTGCCGATTCCTTTGCCGATTCCTTTGCCGATTCCTTTGCCGATTCCTTTGCCGTTTCCTTTGCCGTTTCCTTTGCCGTTTCCTTTGCCGTTTCATTTGCCGTTTCATTTGCCGTTTCAACTGTTGCAGAATTTGCAACGGTTGGCAATTCTACAGATTTAACCTGGCGCTTTTTGGCGACCGGAGCGGTCTCCGGATCAAATTCCATGTGTAGCACCGCTTGATCGAGATCGCGCAGATCATCACATACAAGGCCGATAATGGCATTATTTGATCTCAGTTTGGTGATCGCCTCCAGGAGGCTCAGCGGGTCCTTAATTCTGGCCAAAACGTCCAACGTTTCGGCTTTTCCCGGGAACTCAAAAGAGTTATTGATAGCGTTATAAATGCGCTCTGCACGCAGGGCTATAAAATCGTTTTTCTTCATTTTTTCCGTTTCTCCGTTTTTTACGTCGTTTTCAAGTTTAATTATAGATAAAAAATACTTAATTGCAAGATATTTTTTACAAGAATTTTAAAAAAGTGTGACTTATGCCGGATTTTTAAAGCGGAAAATAGGCCGCTTAAAAAACGGCCTACCAAGAGAGTTTAAAAGATGTATAAATAACAACCCTTACATCATATCACAGTTACGCCGTGCCGACAAACTCATCAACCGCATTTGAGATCGCTGTCGCAATTTCCTTTTGATGCACCTTATTGACCAGATATGCGATGTCATGATCGTTTGTGATAAAGCCTGTTTCAACCAGGATCGCGGGCATTGCCGTATGTTTGAGTACATAAAAGCCGTGTGTCGATTTTATGCCGCGGTTTTTTGCCAGGAACTGATCTTTTAATTCCCTTTGCACAATAGCTGCCAGGCGTTCGGACTCCCTTGACCCTTCATAATACCAGGTTTCGATACCCTGAGCGGCCGGGTCTGCCGCTGCATTAAGGTGAATTGAGATAAACAGATCGGCCTTTTCGTTATTTGCGATCTTAGTCCTAAACCCCAGCGGAATAAATTGATCCAGCTCACGGGTGAAAAATACATCATAGCCGCGGGACGCCAGCTCACCGCCTAGCAGTGCCGCGATTTTCAGCGCGAGGGCCTTCTCAGTTACGCCCACATTGTGATTAACCGCTCCGGGATCATATCCTCCGTGACCAGGATCTATGCAGATTTTCACTTTTTGCCCTCCTCGCTGTTCTCATTAATTGCCTTAATCGCACTTTTTATTTTAGCCGGGATCAGTCCGGTATACCCGAGCCGCCCCAGGTTCTCAAGAATTGATCCGGCCTCATTTACGCAATAAGCCGCGATCGCTGCGTTGCGTAAGGTTCCACCGGTGCCGAGCACCTGATCTAAGCCGTTACCGACACACACGACTGAAAAAATAACCGCTTTTTTGATAATGCCCTTAAACCCGGTCGAACTGGACCATACGTGTGTTTTACACGCGGCGGCCACGCCGAGCAGATAATCCACAGCCACAAAGGCAAAAAGCCACTGCACTGCCACGTCAATGCCTCCAACCGCAAAGGCAACCGCACCGCCGACCGCCCCGCCGGCAAAAGCGATCGCGTTGTAACACTTCGGCAATAAGCTATCCACTGTTTCAAGCATCCTGGTTACCTCCGGCGATCAGTCTGTCGATAATGCCGGATGCACTTGCCGCGCCGTAATCCCACACAATAGCGTCAAGTTCCTCAAGTGTAGTAGCAGCCTGGGCAAGTTTTTCCAAATAGGTGCCGTAAAAGACAATTCTCTGTACCTCCTGCCTTAAAAGTCTTGCAAGTTCAATCAGCTGGTCATAACTGAGTGGGTGCACGCGGTTTGCTTTTGAGATCCACGGCTGGATGATGTCCTCAGGCTTAACGGTACCGCGGGAGATCTGATCCTGCCAGTCCAGAATCGTGCCGGAGATACGCAAAAGGGCCTTATCATCATACGCAAAAAGATCCTCTTCATACTCCAGCCCGCCGGTATTGAGCTGGCGATTTTTTGCGGCGTTGATCTCAGTGATTTTATCCGCTTTTTCCTCATCAAGGCTTTTTGGCGGAATTTTCACGATCTCAAATCTGCGGCCTTCCTTGTCAGGCGTAAGCTCTTTGATGTAGCAGCTGTTCGCGTTGCACCATGCGGCAACCTCGGGATAGTCGTCGCCGTCGCGAAATATGTAACCTGGATAATATTCCCTCATTTTCTAACCCCCTCTATTTCCAGAAACCTATAGCCATCCAATACCAAGCTGTGTTACCTGAATTTGTGTGTATAGCAAAACTACTCGTACCAACACCATCAACCTTCCCATATACATGAGCATCCGCACTAGATCCGTTATTAGTTATGGTAACTGACCATACGGAAGTAAACGCCCTGGGAAAATTAACGGGAAAATCTTGCGCATTTGAAGCCGCAATTTGACCACAAATTTGAAATCCATTTTTGAATCGGACCCACCCTGCGCCCTGACTGTCGATCTCGCTAATTGCTATATTCGCGGTAGTATTTCCCGCCTGGTTAGCACTGAACGTCGCAACCGTGGCCCCGTTATTTTGAATTGTGAGCACGCCGTTGCCGGCGGCAGGAACACTGATATTTGCGGTCGTATTTCCTGCCTGATTGGCGCTGAACGTAGCAACATTTGACCCGTTGCGCTGAATTGTGAGCACGCCGTTATTCACCTGGCTCGTAAGTGCAAGCTGGCGCCAGTGTGCTGTATCAGTCGGGTATTTGACGGCGGAACTTGGGCCGTTTGCCGCGATGCACAAATAGAGCGAACCTTCATGCAGAACGAAATTGCCCGCAGTGTAGTCATACGTCGTCACATACGTGTACACGCCGCCCTGCATAGCATAATAGATGTACTCGCCCAGGTATTTGAATAACGCGTTGAAATCGCCGCGCTCCGGCGCGATGCCGCCTTGATCGAGCGGTAACTGGGTAACCGGTGGGAACAGTCCACTGAACGACGCCCGGCCGGAACCGGACGGCGTAGTCTCAGGGATCGCGTTCACGTCTGCCGTGCTTCCGAGGGCCGCCGTCCATTTTTGCGGTTCGGTTGTAGCCATAAAAGCCTCCTTTATAAAAGATTAAACATCAAGATCCTGCGGGCCACCGTCAACAAATGGCGCCTGATTGAACGGATGCAGGCCGGAGCCATTGAAACCGAAAACGGGGCCTAGCACATAATAAATTTTTACGCCTACCCCCGTAGGGCTCCAGCGGAGATTGAGGAATGCCTGCAGCGCCTGCGTGTCGACGATCTCAGTTACGAGAACGGTCAAAACCATTGTATCAGTATGCAGCACCCGCACGCCGCTGGAAATGAGCTGTCCACAGAAAAAATTAATACTGTGCAGACTGGAATTAGTCAGATTGAAAAGTGCTTTAACGAAAATGTATTTGCGATATGTGTAGTCGTCAAGGATCACACTCTCACCGGCGGCATAAATTCGCCGTGCGGTTGCCACAATGCGGCCCCACACGTCAAGCCCTGCGCCGTCAGCGGTCCACGGGTCGATCATGTGCTCATACATCAACCCGATTGAGCTTTCAGGATTGAGGAGACTCCAGCATGTTACAGTCAATGACTTAAGTCGCGGACTGCCGGCGTACTGGCTTTGCAGCACCCGCAAAATATCAAAATCCGACGCATCAAAAAATCCCGGTATGCTCATTTTGCCCCCTACTCGATCACAATGTCCGCCAGACTTAAAACCGGATTTTCATCAATTCTTACATGGAGCGCATCGGACCAGGCTCCGCCGGTTTTCGCGAGGTCAACATCGAGTAGATCGGTATATCCGGCATTTTGAACGCTGATCGCAAAACGTGGGGCATAAATAGTATCACCCATTAACGGCCGCGCCATAATTGACCCGTCAATTACCGTCGGGTCTTCACCGTAAAAATTGTTAAAAACCGCCTGCCTTATGACCGCAAGGTCATCCGCGGAAAAGCCCGCGGCGTCCGGGAACTTAAGCCGGATCGTTATATCCGCATCCGCCGGGCGCTGAAAATGGATCATCTCCTTGATCCCGGTTGTATCATCCTCGACCAGGTAATCAGTTGTACCGTTTGTGTCGCATCCGGCTGATACAGTGCGATACATAGCAGTGGCGATAGCACCGTCATTGCCTCCTAAAACGCACACATAAACACTGTGCGGGCTCAGGGTCACGCCGTCAATCACCTTTGGCTGATTAGTTTTATTTTCACGTACAACGCAGCCGATCACATCATCAAGCTGCATAATGCGGGCGTATACGCTTGCGGCGGTACCGCGTGAGTTTAGGGACACGGATGAATACCTGCGGAGCTCGAACTGTCCGCGGTTCTCTTCGAGCGTTCCGACGGTTGCGGCGTGTGCATTAGTTGCCGTATCCCACCCCGCGACAACGGTCATTATGCGTGTTAGGGTTCCCGCCGCGGCGGAGATCAGACCCCCAGTTGTGCACCGGAAAATCCCCGATCCGGTACCGTCGACGCCGATCGTAAACGCGGCAACATTCTGCCATATTGTGTCATCCGCGGTGCTCATGATCTGCGCATTTACCGGGATCACGGTGCCGGATAACCCGCGCACTGTAATTGTGGCGGTGCTCGGTGTGGCCGCTTTGCGGCTTAAAAAATAGATTTTTGCGATCGCATCCTGGAAGATCCCTTCATTTTTCGCCGGGTCAAATTGATCGCACAGATATAAAAGCTCCGTATCCTTTTCAGTTATTGCAGCGGTCTGGCTGTCAATCAGCTGGCCCGCCGGAGTCTCCGGATCTGTATTAAGGTCTACCTGGCCGTCTTTGTGAAAAGCGGCCACCCAGTCCGCAGCAACCGCCGCGCGTACTGTCTCGGTATCATCAGCGTAAAATCCTGTAGCCGGATCAAAGTGTAACATTCACGGCCTCCCCGTCCTCTGTGACGATCTCAAGATCGCCGGTTAATGTCCTATCTGTTAGCTGCTCACCTGTTACCGCAACGCCTCCATGTGCAAGGGTAACATCAAGCAAATTTGCGCTCAGTACGCCGTCAACGCCTACGGCCGCACTCTCATACTCTGCACAGATCATGCGCTTATTGAGCTTTCTCCCGAGGTCTAACGTAAAATGCGGAATGCCGCGATCGCGGAAATAATACGCATCATCAGTGAAAAGCCGCACAGCATTGGCAACATTCTGCGCGATGCCGTAAGCGCCGGAGGTATCGACGATCTGCCCGCCGTCGTCAAGAATTAGATCCCACTCATCCGGATCAAGCATCAGTGTGTGTCCCTTTGTGTCTGCCATATGTCGCTCCTAATTGCCGTGAATGTGCCCGCCGGCGTTGATATTTCCGGTTACATTGAGATCGCCGGTCATGCTAACGGTCGATGTATCAATCGAAACGCCGCCGGAGCTCGTTATCGATCCCACCTCCAGCGTGCCGGTAATTTTAACCTTTGGTGCGTCGATCGTTACCGGTCCCGCGCTCTTAATTATGACCTCCGCGTCGGTCTCAATCGTGATTTTGTTCGGTGCCTTAATATAAATTGTTTCGTCTTGCTCTAACTGAATATATGTTGTCGGTTCATCAGTGTGCAAAGTTCCTACGATCACGCTGTCGGACTGGTCAAAAGTCCTGAAGGATCCAGGACGCTGCGGGCTGTCAGTCCCGCGGTTAATTGTGCTTATGTCGCCTTTACAGCTTACGCATACCACGCGATCGCCGGGAACCGGATTGATTATGATCCCCACCTTGCCCGCCTGGAGCCGTGTGTGTGGCAATGCGGGCACGCTCACCATTGGCAGTGCCTGACCCTCCGCATCACTCTGTGCAGTCATAGGAGTAACATCTGCAGTCCCCGTCGGGCCGCTGCCTTCTGTGCTGCAACCGTCAACTCTTCCTATCCACGCGGTCTCAACCTCGTTATTGAGATATTGCTCAATACTGTATTGCAGCTCGTTAAAATCGCTCTCAGCGGTACCGGGACGCTGTAAACCGCGCTTGTCGTTTTGACCAATGGCCATTAAATGAACCTCCCGATTGCTCCGCTCATATGTGGATAAAATCCCGTGATTTTACTTTCCCATTTGCCCTGCTGCGGACTGTTCGCGCTCAGGTCATGGCTCAACTTGATTATCCTCCAGGTTCCGGATGCCTTCGGGACCTCGGTCTCCAGCTTGAAAATACCGGCGAACCGTAAAGCCGGATTAAAAACGGTTGTAAGCTCTATGCCGTTTTGTGTGACAGTCGGGTACTTAAGCAGTCCCGTGTCCTTGTTAATTAATATCGCATTGCCCGCAGTGTTCACCGCTCCGCCCGCGGGTATGAGAATTGCCCTGTTATCATCCAGGATAAGCTCCGCGCCTACCTGCTTAGCCGCCTTCATAGCCTGGTGGATCGGTGATCCGTTATAGACTGAATTG